AAGCAGATCCTACTGGTCTAGTTGGTGCTACAGATGGTTCATCACCTGCTGATGGCTCTCTAGCTACTGATTCTGATACTTTATCAACATTCGGTTCTGGTCTTCCAACTGCAACTGCGGAACAACGTGGTATGTCAGGTGGTGCTGGTGCGGCTTTTGGTGAAATGGCTTTCTCAATTGAGAAATCTACTGTAACTGCTAAGTCAAGAGCTCTTAAAGCTGAATACACCATGGAACTTGCACAAGATCTTAAAGCTGTGCATGGTCTAGACGCTGAAGGCGAACTAGCTAATATCCTATCTGCTGAGATCCTAGCTGAGATCAACAGAGAAGTTGTTAGAACAGTTCTTTCTAAAGCTAAAATTGGTGCTCTACAATCAAACGTAGCTCTTAAAGGTGCTTTTGATCTAGAAACTGATTCAGACGGTAGATGGATGGCTGAGAAGTTCAAAGGTCTTATCATGCAAATCGAAAGAGAAGCTAACGTTATTGCTAAAGAAACAAGACGTGGAAAAGGTAACTATGTTATCGTTTCTTCTGATGTTGCTTCAGCTTTGGCTGCTTCAGGCATGTTGGACTATTCACCTGCATTGTCAACTTCTTTGAATGTTGATGATACTGGTAATACTTTTGCTGGTGTTCTTAATGGAAGAATTAAGGTATACATCGATCCGTATGCAACAGGCGACTTTGTCTGTGTTGGATACAGAGGTGCTAATCCTTATGACGCTGGTATGTTCTATTGCCCATACGTTCCTTTGACTATGGTCAAGGCTATTGGTGAAGAGGACTTCCAACCTAGAATCGGATTCAAAACAAGATATGGAATGGTTGCTAACCCGTTCGTCGCTGCAGACGGTACTGGTACTGACCGTGCTAACCCATACTTCAGAATCTTCAGAGTTGACGGAATCATGGAGTAATCCATTAGTTAATTCTAATTCGACTAAAGGGGCTCTTCGGAGTCCCTTTTTTTATACCTAGCATTTGTAACCTTATAAATAGATGTATGGAAGAAAAAACCGAAGATGGTAGATGGAACTGGTGGGGATTATTAGAAGACGAGGAAGAAGATGGCACTGACGACGAATAAAAACTTTTTAAGTCCAGTAGGCTTTACATTTAAGCTTGATGCGACTAACTTTGCAAATACAGAATATTTTTGTACTCAGGTTACTATGCCTGGAATTAGTATTTCAGAGGCTGTAGTACCATATAGAGGTTTAAATCTTGCTATGACAGGAGATCGACTTACTTTTGAAGATTTAGCTATACGATTTAATGTTACTGAAAACATGGAAAACTATGTTGAAATATTTGATTGGATGCACAATATTATCACAACAGGTGGTACTGAAAATCAGTATAAATTTGATGCTACACTAATGATCATGTCTTCTCATAATAATCTAAACAAATCTATTAGGTTTAAAGATGTCTTTCCAACTAGTTTAACCGCAGTTGAGTTTAACTCGCAATCTACTGAAGTAGAGTACTTACAAGCTGACGTATCATTTAAATATACATCATTTGAGTTCGAATAAACTCCTTTACATTTAAGGCATTCTGTGTTATAATATATAACTATATGCCTGGAGATAATATATCATGAATTTAGAATCAATCTTAGAAATGTGGAAAAAAGATGCCGAAATTGACGAAGTTCAATTGGACGAAGCATCTCGAGATTCTGCAAAATTACACTCAAAATACCTAGACTTATATTCAGTCGCAAAAATCAAACAAAAAGATTTGGAACTTAAATTTAAAGTAATCCTTAGAGATAAGTTTAAACATTATAATGGAAAATTAAGTAAAGAAGAAATTGATAGAAAAGGTTGGGATTATGATCCATTAGATGGTCTTACTGTACTGAAAGGAGACCTAGATAAATGGTATGACGCCGATGAAATTATTCAAGATCATCAGAGAAAAATGGCATACAATGGAGAAGTAGTTAATACTCTAAAAGAAATATTAGACAATATTAAATGGAGACACCAAAATATTAAAAATATGATTGAATGGAGAAAGTTTACTAGTGGTATATAAAGATTTTTTATCTTTAGAAGAATTAGCAAAAATTAATGTTGTACAACCCAATAATCAATGGTGGGTTGAAGGTACTACAAATGATTCTTCAGATTCTCGTGTTGTTAATACATATGATATAACCGGTACATTTAATTGGTTAGATGTAAAGGTATTTTCGTTTATAAAAAATTTAAATTTAGTTTACGATATTAATAAAATTAATGAAACTAAGCTATTAAAATATAGTCCTGGTGGAAAATATGATTGGCACCAAGATGTTTTATGGAATAGAAAGTTACATAGAAAATTTACATATATATTACAGTTAACTGATAAAGAAGAATATGAAGGTGGAAATTTTGAGTTTAGAGATGCTAATAACATCGATATGACTTATTCTAGAGATAAAGGTACTATTATAATATTTCCATCCATTTTATATCATAGGATTACGCCTATAATAAAAGGGCATAGAAGATCTATCGTAGGGTGGGTTGTTGGACCACAATGGAAGTAATTACTTATACAAAATTAAACGAAACTCTTATACAGATTGAATGTGAAGCTAGCACAGGTCAAGAGTTATCTGAGCATTTTTGCTTTTACGTACCCGGATATAAGTTTATGCCGGCATATCGTAACAGAATGTGGGATGGAAAGATCAGATTATTCAATATGAGGGATAAAACCTTATATTGTGGTCTTGTCAAGTATCTAGAACAATTCTGTGAGGAAAGAGGGTATCAGATAAAAGAGCACTATATCAATGGTTTAAGTGACAGTCATATCACTGAAAATATTGATTTAGAGGCCTTTATCACCGAATTGGGCCCTAGCGTGAACGGAGTAGGTATAATACCCAGGGACTATCAAATCGATGCACTCTCGCGCACCATAAAAGATGGAAAGAGATTGCTTTTAAGCCCGACAGCGTCTGGTAAGAGTTTAATTATATACATGGCATTAAGATATTTTCTTAAATATTTTGAAGGTAAGGTATTAATCATTGTCCCTACAACTTCCCTAGTAGAACAAATGTACAGTGATTTTGATGACTATTCTAAACTTGATGATTTATGGAATGCTAATGAAGAATGCCATAGGATATATTCTGGCAAAGATAAGATCAACATACCGCAAAGAGTTATAATAAGTACATGGCAATCTATTCATAAATTTAGTGGAGATTGGTTTACAGAATATGGTATGGTAATAGGTGATGAAGCTCATAACTTTAAAGCTAAATCATTAACTTCAATACTAGAAAAATGCGTTAATGCGCCATTTAAGATTGGTACTACTGGAACATTGGACGGTACGCAAACTCATCAGTTAGTATTAGAAGGATTATTTGGACCAGTATATAAGGTTACTACCACTAAAGATCTTATGGATAGTAATGCTTTGGCTCAAATGGATATATCGATATTGCTGTTAAAATATCAAGATGAGTATTGTAAAACTGTATCAAAGTTTAAGTATCAAGAAGAAATCGATTTTATTGTAAAGTATGGTCCAAGAAATACATTTATTAGTAATCTAGCTTTAGATCAAAAGGGAAATACATTAGTGTTATTTAACTATGTAGAAAAACATGGTAAACCATTACATGATATCTTAAGTAAAAAGATAGAGAAAGACAGGAAGTTATTCTATGTTTCCGGAGAAACTAAAGTTGACGATAGAGAAAATATTAGAGCGATTACCGAAGAACAGAACGACGCAATTATCGTTGCTTCTTTGGGTACTTTTTCAACTGGTATTAATATCAAACGACTTCACAACATAATTTTTGCGAGTCCATCTAAATCTCAAATCAGAGTACTTCAGTCTATAGGCCGTGGATTAAGACTGTCTGGAGATGATATAAATACTAAGGTATACGATATTGCAGATGATTTACATTGGAAAGGCACAAAAAACTACACCTTAAACCATGCAGCTGAAAGAATTAAAATATATTCAAAAGAGCGGTTTAAATTTAAAGTTTATGATATAAACATATAGTATGGATATAAATAAAAATATGAATTCTTTAAACATAAGACAATTTAAGCTACTTAATGGGGAAGAGATTATCGCTCTTGTGAGCGAGAAGACAGAGTCTGGTTCTTATATTATAGAAAGACCGTTTAAGATTAATTATGGAATGATCGGCGGTTTTTACTTTGTACCATGGTTCGCGTTCTCTTCTCAAAAATTGTTTAAGCTACATCAAGGTAAGATCATATATCATGTAGAAATAGATGAAGATATTAAAGAAGAATATATTAAACTGGCTAAGGATGGAATGAGACCTCGGCCTAAAACTAAACTAAGATCAGCGGATGAATTAATGAATGAACTTGCTGAAGAAATGGATGCTGAACTAGCATCAGAAGAATATAAAGAAATTGAAACTATACATTAATTAGTATACCTCTAACCTCCCCGGTTGACTATATTATTATATCACAGATTTTGAGAAATGTAAAGGACTTTTTCATTTATTTTCAATAAAAAAACCGTTTACTTTTATGTGAAACTGTGTTATAATAGAACATTATGGAGAATAATCATGACAGAAAAGACCAAAAAACCTCACTATATTAATAACAAAGATTTTTCTTTGGCTGTAGTAGAGTATGTTACTAAATGTAACGAAGCTAAATCAGAAGAAAAACCTGTTCCAACTGTAACAAATTATATTGCTGAGTGTTTTCTTAAGATATCCGAAGGTTTGAGCCGAAGGCCAAATTTTGTAAGGTATACTTATAGGGAAGAAATGGTTATGGATGCTGTAGAAAATTGTTTAAGAGCAATCAATAATTATAAAATTGAAACTGCTACTAGAACAGGTAAACCAAACGCATTCTCTTACTTTACTCAAATTTGTTATTTTGCTTTTATCAGAAGAATTGCTAAAGAAAAAAGGCAACAAGATATTAAGTTTAAGTTTATTGAAAAAATGGGTATCGATGATTTTGTACAAATGGGTATGGATTCAGAAGGTGCAGAACAAACAATGGCATACGTAGACACTTTAAGACAAAGAATTGGTAATGTAAGAGATAAAGATCAAGCGATTAAAGAGTTTGCTAAAGAAGAGAAGGCCAAATTAAAAAAACTTGAGTTATTTATGATATGATGGGATATAACAAGCCTACGGATAAACCGTACATACAACTAATATGTAATCCATATGAACATGAAACTTCGGTAAACACTCGTATTACAATTGATGTAATGCAGAAAGATTTATCTCGAGATGATATGGTTGAAGTACTTGAAGGATTTATGAAAGCAATGGGATATCATTTTAGTGATAAAGAATCTCTTTGTATTGAGGCATATAATTAAATGAAAGTAGCTATTTTAAACGACACTCATTGCGGTGTAAGAAATTCGTCAGATATATTTCTAAAATATCAAGAAAGATTTTATGAAAAAATATTCTTTCCATATCTAAAAATACATAACATCAAAAATATCTTGCACCTAGGAGACTATTATGAACACAGGAAGTTCGTTAACTTTAAAGCACTTAATGCTAATCGTAAGCATTTTCTTGAGCCTATGCGTGATGCAGGGATTACCATGGATATTATACCCGGAAATCATGATGTGTACTTTAAAAACACCAACGAACTTTGTAGCCTCAAAGAACTGCTAGGTTATTTTACTTCTAATATCAATATTGTTATGAAACCAACGGTCTTGGATTATGACGGTTTAGGAGTAGCAGTTATACCATGGATTAATAATTCAAACTATAAAGAATATACTGATTTTGCACTTAATTGTAAAGCTGATATACTTGGTGCTCATTTGGAGTTAAAAGGATTTGACATGATGGCAGGGATGCCTAATCCACATGGTATGAATGCTGATATATTTGATAGATTCGATATGGTATTATCAGGCCATTTTCATACTAAATCAAGTAGAGATAATATCCATTACCTAGGTTCTCAAATGGAATTTACTTGGGCTGATGTCGATGATCCAAAATATTTTCATGTATTAGATACTGAAACAAGAGAAATAACACCAATTCGTAATCCTATAACTATGTTTAAAAAATTTGTATATGACGACGAAAAACATGATTATAGTAATATAGATATGCTTGAGTTTAAAGAAAAATTTGTAAAGATCATTGTACTAAACAAAACTGACCTTTATATGTTTGACAGGTTTCTTGATAAATTACAATCAATTGAAACTTATGAGCTTAAAATTGCTGAAAACTTCGAAGAATTTCTTGGTGAAAGCGTAGAAGATGAAAAGGTTTCTTTGGAAGATACAACTGAATTGTTGGACTCCTATGTCGAAGCTGTCGACACTGATCTAGACAAAGAACACATTAAAGTGAAATTAAGAGAGCTGTATACTGAAGCTCAAAATTTAGAGGTAGTATGATCCATTTTAAAGCCGTACGGTGGAAGAATTTTTTATCCACAGGCAATGAATTTATTGAAATCCAATTAGATAGAACTCCATCAACATTAATCGTAGGACAAAACGGTGCAGGTAAATCAACCTTACTTGACGCTTTGTCTTTTGGTCTATTTGGTAAAGCTCACAGAGATATTAAAAAAGATCAATTAATTAATTCTATTAATAAGAAACAAACTGTAGTTGAAGTTGAGTTTGAAATTGGTGGGCAAAAATTTAAAGTATTAAGAGCCATTAAACCAGGTAAGTTTGAAATTTGGCAGAATGGTAGACAAATCAATCAGGCATCAAATGCTAGAGATCATCAAAAATTTCTAGAACAAAATATACTTAAGTTAAATCATAAATCTTTTCATCAGATTGTTGTGCTTGGTTCTAGTTCGTTTATTCCATTTATGCAATTACCAGCTTGGTCTCGTAGAGAAGTCATTGAAGATCTATTAGATATTAATGTATTTTCTAAGATGAATCAAATTTTAAAAGAAAGAAATGCCACTATTAGAAACAATCTAGTTGATATAGACCATAACCTAGACCTTGTAAAAACTAAAATGGTAGGGCAAGAAAAGTATATTAAAGATCTGAATGCTATAAATAAAGACCAAATAGAAAAGAAAGAAGCTTCAGTACAAGAACATTCGGGTAGAATCAAAGAAATATTTTCAGAGTCTAAAAAGCTGGGTACTAATTTAGCAGCGTCTTTAAAGTCTGAACAAACTAATTATGAGAAGCAACTAGATCAAATTTCTAGTTATAAGTCTCATGATCAACAACTTAACACTAAAATTAAATCACTAGTTCAGGAAGCTAAATTTTATGAAGAGAATGATGAATGTCCAACGTGCGACCAACCAATCGAGGAATCGAAGAAGACAACAAAGATTGAGGCAATTAAAAGAGACGCAGCATCTATACAGCAAGAAAAAGCCGACCTTGACAGAAAATTAAGTGTACTTAATACTACAACTAAATCTATTAATCAAAGTATAGAAAAACTAAGAGAACGCCAAAATAAAATTAATTCGAATAACGATCAAATTAGTTTATTACAAAAAGAAATTGATAAGATTCAAAAAGAAATCAATTCTTTATCTGGTCAGTCAGGAGATATTAAAGGAGCTAAAAAAGAACTCAATACTTTACGAGGTCAAAAAGATAGTGAAACTGAACGTAAACTAGCTCATGTTGAAGAAAGAACTTATAACGAAGTTATTGGTGAAATGCTTAAAGACACTGGAATCAAAACTAAAGTAGTTAAGCAATATTTACCAGTCATGAATAGATTCATAAATCAATACTTACAAATATTGGACTTCTTTGTGGCATTCCATTTAGATGAAAGTTTTAATGAGACTATTAGGTCTCGTCATAGAGATACATTTAACTATGCTTCTTTTTCTGAAGGAGAAAAGCAAAGAATAGATTTATCTCTTCTATTCACTTGGCGCCAAATTGCTAAGATGAAAAACTCAGCCGCTACAAACTTGCTTATTTTAGATGAGACATTTGATTCAAGTTTGGATGTAGATGGTGTTGAAAATCTAACTAAAATTTTAAGTACTTTAGATGATGATACTAATGTGTTTATTATATCTCATAAAGGTGATGTACTAGAAAATAAGTTTAGGTCTAAAATCGAGTTTTGGAAAGATCGTAACTTCTCTAAGATCAAATAGTTATAAGCATATAACAAAATGTTATTTTACATTCTTATCTAACTGTGATAGAATATACTTCTAAAATGAATAAAGCGCTTATGGTGAAACTGGATATCATCCGAGTCTTCTAAACTTGTGTTCAAGGTTCGAGTCCTTGTAGGCGCGCCAAACAAATAGTCAGTGGTATAATGGTATTACGTCGGTCTCCAAAACCGAAAATTGCAGTTCGATTCTGTGCTGGCTAGCCAAAATAATGAAAAAAGTGAAAAAAAATGAAAAAAAATGAAAAAAAGCCTTTACATTTCGGCAAAACTGTGTTAGAATATACATATTAAATAATTAAATAAGGAGTTAATTATGCACAATACCACAGTCGCCAAACTACTAGCTAAGGAGAATATTGAAGTTCAATATGGTAACTACAATACTGCTTGGTTTGATATTCAATCAAGAACATTAGGATTACCTCTATGGAAAGATATGGGTAAAGATGTTCATGATCTTTTAGTTGGCCACGAAGTTGGACATGCTTTATATACACCTTACGAAGGGTGGCATGATACTCCTGAAAAATTAGAAGGTTGTCCTAGGTCTTACATTAATGTTGTTGAAGATGCTAGGATTGAAAAAATGATCAGGAGAGCTTATCCTGGTCTTGTTGGTCCAATGTCCAGAGGATACAAAAAATTATCTACTGAAGAATTCTTTGGAGATATTTCAAATCCGGATTGGGACCAAATTAAGCTTATAGATAAAATTAACTTAAAAGCTAAACTCAATACTCTTATTGATGTACCTTTTAATACAGAAGAAGCTACTCTTTTTAATAAAACTATGAACACTGAAACTTTTGAAGAAGTGTTGGAAGTTGTAAAAGAAATTTTATCATACACTCAGGACAATACACCTGAGCTAATTCAACAACCAGAGGTAGATGAAAGTTCAAGCTCCACGGATGAGACTGAGAGCTCAAGCCAAGAAGATGTCGAATCATCTACTTCTGACTTACCGCAAGGTCATGACGATTACGAAAAACCACAAGGAGATAGCAGTGACCAAGAGGACTCATCAGAGAAAACTGAAGAGAACGACAGTAAAGAATCCCAAGAGCAAGAAGGAGATTCCAGTACTGATAAAACCGAAGAAGAAACTTCTGGTGAAGGAACAGTAAAAGCTAGTAAAACACCAGATTCTAAAAAGGATGCTGATATTTCTATTACTGATGTTTTATACAGAAGTTCAGAAGAAAGACTTTTAGATACAAATCAATTTGGCCAGCAAACAATTGTTGCTAGAGATAGAGGTAAGAAAACAATTACTTCTACTACTATTCCCTACTCAATACTAAGAGAAAAGAGAGCTAAAAAATGGTCTGAACAAGAAGATTTTGTAGTTGAAAGCCATAAAGATATCTTAAATGATTATCCAAAATATCTAAAAAGCGTAAAGAAATCTGTTAATGTTGCTGTTAAAGAATTTGAAATGAAGAAAGCAGCATTTCAGTGGCAAAGAGCTGCTTCAGCAAAAACTGGTGTACTAGATACTAATTCGTTACATCAATACAAAACTCATGATGATATTTTCAAAAGAGTTACAAATTTGGCTGATGCTAAAAACCATGGTATGATTATGCTAATTGACTATTCAGGTTCAATGGCTTCAACATTACCACAGGTTCTTGATCAGTTAATTCACCTAGTTACTTTTTGTAAATCTGTTAATATTCCCTTTGATGTGTATGCATTTACAACAACTTGGAAATCAGATCCTATTTCTTTGTATAAAGCAAAGGATGGTGAAATTGATTTTGATGATATATCAATGCCGCAATTAATATCTTCTTCACTAAGTAAAGCACATTACGAAGAAGCATTACAGCAATTATACATTAGAAAAATAACATGTGCTGCTAGATACTCATATGATTATGACAAGTGGTATAGTGATGATGCTGTCATAGCACCTGAAGAGGACTTTGGTGGTACTCCACTTAATGCTGCTCTTGTAACTAGTCACCACTTAGTTAAGCAATTTGTTAAAAAGCATGGTGTACAAAAAATGAACTTAGTGGTTCTTTCTGATGGAGATTCAAATGCTCTTCAAGTTGTAAGAGATCACAAATTAAGAGATCACCATGCTGATACAGTTAGTTCTTATGAAGGAAAAATTGATGCTATCGTTGATGGTAAAAAGATCAAAATTCAAGGAAGAAGAATTGGTGCTACTAAAGCTTTACTAGATAATCTTAAATCTAGATATGGAGTTACTACCCTAGGATTCTTTATTGCTCAAGACTCTAGAGATTGGAAAGGTAAAATTTCGCAGATATCTGGACAAGAGTGGATTGATACTAGTTCGCCAATTTACAAAGACTTTCAAAGACAATATCAAAAGAATAAAGTAGCGGTTGTTAACAATACTTTAGGTTATGATAAGTTCTTTTTGCTTAAGCCAGGTAAGCAACTTGAAGCTGAAAATCAAGAATTCTCTGAAACTGATACTGGCGATATGACTACCTCTCAAATTAGAAATAGTTTTAAGAAGTATTCAAAGAATAAGAGAAACAACAAAGTATTGATGAAACAGTTAGGTGGAGTAGTAGCATAATGGTACACAGCGTGAATATGGCAAGGTTAACCCCTTGCTTCGCTGTGGAAAGTGACGCTGACGCACCATGTATATTATTAAAGGTAGCCTTTAATTAAAGGTGCAATAAAGTGTATACATATAACACTTTATGGTACAAAAAAGTGCAAATAAATGAAAAAAAATGAAAAAAAGCCTTTACATTTACTGAAAACTGTGATAGAATATACATATATTAAATAATTGAATTAGATAAGGAGTCTATATTATGAATGAATTGAAAATATCAAGTCAAAAAATCCTTGAGGAATTAGCCACAAGGTTTCCAAATAAAACGGAATTCAGGACAGCAGAAGTTAAAGATGCTGCCCAATCACTTGGATATTCCGGCAAAGACTGGAATCCAATCTTTAATACAGCCACAAAAATCAAAAGAGGTACATATGATTTATCTCAAATGATTCAACCAGTGGAAACTGTAGTCAATCAACCTTTAAACAATGTAGTAGCTATGGCACCACAATCTGTTGTAAATAGTGAAAAGCATTATGCAAAAGTCGATCCTACATTTGTTCCATGGGGACCATTTGCTGATTTGAAAAAAGTAGTTCAGTCAGAAATGTTCTACCCTATCTACATTTCAGGTCTATCTGGAAATGGTAAGACTTTTATGGTTGAACAGGCTTGTGCAAAGCTTGGTAGAGAATTCATAAGAGTTCAAATTAATCCTGAAACTGATGAGGATGATTTAATTGGTGGCTTCAGGCTAGTAAATGGAGAGACAGTATTCTCCAAAGGTCCTGTTTTAAAAGCTATGGAAAATGGAGCTATTCTTCTTCTAGACGAAGTTGATAGAGCTACAAATAAAATTATGTGTCTCCAAGGAATCCTTGAAGGTAAGCCAGTTCTAGTTAAAAAGACTGGTGAAGTTGTAGAACCTGCTCCAGGATTCAACATTATTGCTACTGCAAATACTAAAGGTAAAGGTTCAGAAGATGGTAGGTTTACTGCTGCTTCGATTATTGATGAAGCTTTCCTTGAAAGGTTTACTATTTCAATTGATCAAAACTATCCTTCTCAGTCAATTGAGAAAAAGATTGTTACTAAGCATTTCGAAAAGTTTGGAATGGATCTTGATAGTGATGTTTTGGAATTTACCGACAACCTAATTAACTGGGCTGACATTATCAGAAAGACTTTCTTTGATGATGGTGTTGATGAAGTAATTTCAACTAGAAGGTTGTGTCACATTGTACAAACTTACTCTATCTTTAATGATAGAATGAAAGCAATTAACTTATGTATTGCTAGGTTTGATGATGATACGAAAGAAGCGTTCTTGGATCTATACACTAAAGTAGATTCTGGAGTACAATTTAATGATGATGAGGACTTTGGTCCAAAGGAGTTTGATGAATCAGATTAATTACAAATTTAATGAAAAGGAGTTGTGCGAGCAGCTCCTTGACTATATAACTAAAACATACGATGGTCACTATTCAAAAAATAAATTTCAGTCTACTGAGTTTATTGTTGATTGTGGACATGGTGAAGGTTTTTGTATTGGAAACATACTTAAGTATGCGCAAAGATACGGAAAAAAGAATGGATACAATCGAGCAGATTTGATGAAAGTACTCCATTATACTATAATTATGTTAAGCGTTCATGATGATCGCGAGGCAAATCTTGAGGAAGAATGATGATGAATATATCTGATGAAACACTTGAAGTGTTAAAAAACTTTGCCTCGATTAATCCAAATATTGTGATTAGTCCTGGGCAAAAACTTAAAACGATCTCAGAAGCAAAAAACATTATGGCTTCAGCAGAAATAGTGGAAGACTTTCCACAAGAGTTTGGAGTCTATGACTTAAATGAATTCTTGTCGGTTATGAATCTAGTATCCCCAGCTGAATTAAGCTTTGATGATAAGTTTACTACGATTAGTAATACTGGCGATGCGAGATCTAAAATCAAATACTATTTTTCAGAACCAGAAATTCTAACAACTCCACAAAAAGACATTAATATGCCTGAATGTGAGTTTGGTATTTCTCTTACTGAATCTGTATTAGATAAAATCCGTAAAGCTGCAGCTGTTCTTGGCCATAATGAATTGGTACTTACCGGTGATAATGGTTCTGTAACTGCTACTGTTTTGGATGAAAGGGATTCTACAGCCAATACGTTTTCTATGGAATTAGATGGCGATAATGAATGTAAGAATCAATTCAAATTTGTACTTAATATTGCAAACCTAAAATTACTACCAGGTGATTATTTTGTTAGTATTTCTTCAAAGCTTATAAGTAATTGGACTAACGTTTCACGCGCAAATCCAGTAAATTATTTTATTGCTTTGGAAAAAACAAGTGAGTTTAATGTATAAATATAAGTACATAAAAGAATTTCTCATAAATTATTATGAGGATAAAGTGGAAGGTGCGGATTACCGGTCTTCCTTAATTAGTCTACTTTGCAAAGGAGAAATAAAATGACTGAAGAAGTAAACGCAGCTGCTGAAGAAGCAGCACCTCAACTAACTCTTGGGGATATCGCAACAACAGTGCAAATCATCGATTTGTGTTCTGAAAGAGGCGCATTTAAAGGTCCAGAACTGGAAGCAGTTGGTGGTCTTAGATCAAGAGTAGTTAAATTCCTAGAAGCTAACCAACCAAAAGAAGGTGAAGCTCCTGAAGGCGACGTTCCAGTTGTCGAGGAAGTAGAAGCTGAAGAAGCTTAACTCTGAAGAGGGAGCTTCGGCTCCCTCTCTTTTTTTATTATAGGATTATATTATGAATACAACTGAACAAAAAGCTTTATTGGAAGCTCTTAAGAAAGGTACAGTAACTGTTACTTTTCGAAAAATAGATACAGGGGAACTTAGAGTTATGCCCTGCACTCTCAATCCAGCAGTCCTGGAAGCAAATCAAGTAAAAACAACTATTAACTATGAACCACAAAATATGGAAGCATTTCCTGTTTGGTCATTAGATAAGAATGCTTGGCGTGCTTTTCGATTAGATACTGTTGAGGGTTGGGAAGTACTATGAATGAATTTTTATGGGTTGAAAAATATCGGCCAAAAACAATTGACGAATGCGTCTTGCCTGATGACTTAAAATCTAATTTTAAGAAGGTATTAAAACATGGGGAACTGCAAAACATGCTCTTAACGGGCACTGCAGGAACCGGTAAAACCACTGCCGCAAAAGCTCTTTGTAATGAACTAGATCTTGATTACTTATTGATTAATGGATCAGAAGAATCTGGTATTGATACTCTTCGTAATAAGATTAAACACTTTGCATCTACTGTTTCATTACAAGGTGGATACAAAGTAGTTATATTGGATGAGGCTGATTATTTAAATCCTCAATCAACACAACCAGCTCTTCGTGGATTTATTGAAGAGTTTAGTTCTAATTGTAGGTTTATCCTAACATGTAATTTTAAAAATCGAATTATTGAACCACTTCATTCACGTTGTACAACAATTGAATTTAATGTTTCAAAGAAAAATGCAGCTCCACTAGCAATGGCATTTCTAGAACGTTGCGAAATGATTCTTAAAGTGAACAATGTACAATATGAGAAACAAATTCTTGCTGAATTGATTATGAAACATATGCCTGATTGGCGTAAAGTTCTTAATGAATTGCAAAGATATTCTGTAAGTGGTACTATTGATTCAGGTATATTGGTTCAATTATCTGATATATCATTCAATGGTTTAATTTCGTTCCTTAAAGAAAAGAACTTTAAACAGGTTCGTAAGTGGGTTGCTGAAAATATGGATAGTGAACCTGCTGCGCTTTATCGTAAGATCTATGATAATATGAATGATCATGTTGATTCTGCTTCTATACCACAGCTTGTTCTTATACTAGCTGATTACCAGTATAAAAACGCGTTTGTAGCTGATCATGAACTCAACACAGTGGCATGTCTAACTGAGGTTATGGCAGGAGTAAAATTTAAATGAGAAACAGATTTGATTTAGAACAAGACATAATGAGTGCTTGGAATACCGTAGAAGATATAGATTTGATATATCATAATACTGATAAATTAAAATTAAGTGCAAAGGATTGTGACAACTTACAAAATCAACTCCTTGGTCTTAAACACATAGCTGAACTAAGATTTCAAAGACTATTTAGTACGTTTGAAGATTGTGTACATAAAGGAGAACTATAATGAATGATAAAAACATTTTAGAAAGCACAGTAAAAGAATTGCAAGGACAATTACAAGCAGCATATACGCGAATTGGAGTCCTTACAGAAGAATTGAATAAATATAAAAGTAAGTATAGGAATGAAGTTGACGAGCATTTTGATCAAAAGATGAAACAAAAGTCAATGACTGAACTAAACTTTGATGGTAATGAAACACGTGGAAGGTATGGAGAAGATGAATCCGTTTGACTATTTAAATGCAATTAATTCAACCAAGAAAGATATCATGGTTGATGATATATCTGAAAAAGATTATAATGCTTTTATGGTTAATCGTGGATTATCTTATTTTGCAGATACTGTTCTATATGCCAATGAAATGAATAGGGCACATCACTTAGATGGCCGCCTTCAATTTGATTTTCTTATAAATATAACTAGAAAGAAGAAAAGATTTTCGAAGTGGTTTAAAGCCACAGATGATGAAAATCTTAATGTTATAAAAGAATATTATGGGTATAGCAATGAAAAAGCTAAATCTGTTTTATCATTATTAAGTATTAATCAGATTGAAGATTTGAAACAAAGGATTTATAAAGGTGGAAGAACAAAAGCAAATAAGTAATTGGCAGCCAGATATGATGCTGGAAATTACGCTCAACGAACCGGATGACTTTCTCAAAGTAAGAGAAACACTAACTAGAATTGGTGTTGCTTCTAGAAGAGATAATAAGTTATTCCAATCATGTCATATATTGCACAAACAAGGTAGATACTTTATTGTGCATTTTAAAGAATTATTTTTATTGGACGGAAAACCTAGTAATCTACTAGAAAACGACGTTCAAAGACGTAATACTATTGCAGTATTACTTGCTGATTGGGGACTAATATCTATAATGAGTCCAGAAGCGGCCAAAGACGTAGCTCCGCTAAGACAAATAAAGGTAATACCTTTTAAAGATAAGTCACAATGGGAACTATGTCCTAAATATAATATAGGAAACAGTACGAAAGATTAATCAGTTAGCATTAAGTTGCAAACTTTATTAATTCGTCCTGCTTTCATTAATTTGTGTAATTTTTTTAATTTTAATTTTAAATATTGCATAATAGTATTTATATAACTTTGTAACACAAATGTAACATAGTTGAAGTAATAAGTTGTATAAATATAACTGAAGATTGCGGTATTGGACCGGATCTCGCTCACCTTGCTATTTAATAGGAGGAAATAAAAATGGTAAGAAATACTATGAACGTACCACGTTCTTTATTCGTAGGCTTTGAGCCTTTATTGGATGAATTGGAAAGAATTCATTCTAATGGTCGTACTAACGATAACTATCCCCCACACAATGTTGTGAAGATCGATGAAGAGAAATTTTTAATCGAAATGGCTTTGGCCGGCTTCAAACAAGAAGACATTTCAGTCGAGGTTAAGGATGGAATATTGAAAGTCAAAGGTGAAATGCCGACGGACGAACGTGAATTTGCGTATAAAGGTATATCGTCCCGCAAATTTGAGAAGTCCTTCCGACTCTCTGAATTTGTCGTAATAGACGGTGCTGATCTGAAGGATGGAATACTTGTAGTGTATGCTAGAGTTGAACTCCCTAAAGAGAAGCGTCCTAGGAAGATCGAAATAGGGTCTGCTGGGGCATCAACAAAGAAAGAATTCTTGCAAGAGTAGGAGTTCTCAATTAGCGAAAACTCAGTAGATAGTTACAAACTTTTTACTGGAGATTAATGATGACAACAATAAAAGCTGTAATGGCAAATCATCAAGACATCGCTAAGACCTTATACCGAGTTATGGAGCCTGTATTAATAACATTTGTATGCTTAGGCACTGCACCAATGTTAGTATGGGTAGCTTCAAATCAATTTGGTATTTAGTCTGACGCAACATCGAGGGGAAAGAAATTTCCCCTCAAACTTTTTTCAAAAAGTCCTTTACTTTTTATGAGAACTGTGTTATAATATTACTCTACATTATGGAAATTTGCCTATGAACTTTTACACTAACGTCACTCGATATGGAAATATGATTCTTTATCGTGGATATGAAAACGGTAAAAAAGTAAGTCACAAAATTAAATACGCTCCCACTCTCTTTGTATCAACACCAAAAGGTGATTGGACATCTTTGTCTGGAGACAAATGCGCACCAGTTAAATTTGATACTATGCGTGAAGCTAAAGAATGGGTTCAACAAAACAAAGAAGTTGCTGGTAGAAAGATCTTTGGCAACACTCGTTATATATCAAGTTTCATTAATGAATACTTCCCTGGAACAATTAAATTCGATCGTAATCTTATTAACGTAACTACTATCGATATTGAGGTTGCTTCTGATGATGGATTCCCAGAACCAGAAGAAGCTTCAAAAGAAATCACAGCTATTTGTCTTAAAAATAATGTGGATAATACCTATTATGTTTTTGGCGTTGGTGATTATGATGTAAACAAAGCTCTTATGAAAACTAATCGAGTTGTTTATATTAAATGTCTAAACGAAGCTATGTTGCTTCAAAAGTTTCTTGACCATTGGTCTACACCATCGCAAACTCCTGATGTAATTACTGGTTGGAATTCTAGGTTCTTTGATATTCCTTATCTTGTAAATCGTATAAATCGTCTCATTCCTGGTGCTCATAAAAAGTTATCACCATGGGGTATGGTCGATGAAAGAATCATTAATTCATTCCAACGTAAACAACAAACATATGAAATTGGTGGTATTGAACACCTTGATTATCTAGAACTATTTAAAAAGTTTGGATATTCGTATGGACCACAAGAATCATATTCACTTAATCACATCTCTCATGTTGTACTTGGCGAAAAGAAACTTTCCTATGAAGAACATGGAGATTTGTTTAGTCTTTATAAGTTTGATTATCAAAAGTTTATTGACTATAACATAAAAGATGTTGAATTGGTTGATCGTATCGAAGATAAAACTGGTCTTATTACTCTTGCAATGACTATAGGTTACAAGGGTGGTGTTAATTATGGTGACACATTTGGCACTACTGCAATATGGGACACAATTATATATCGTGATCTTTATGCAAATAAAGTTGCCATACCATTCTCAGAAGATAAGATTAAAACACCATATCCAGGTGGTTACGTTAAGGAACCTATTGTTGGATTGCACAGAAATGTTGTTTCTTTTGATCTTAATTCACTATATCCATCACTAATTATGCAATATAATATGTCACCAGAAACTATTAAAGAGGGTATTGTCTCTCCTCATGTGACTGTTGACAATGTTATCGAATACAATTTAAATATAGATAGAAGCGAAGATGAATGTGTTTCAGTTGGTGGTCAACATTTCAATACAAGTAAAAAAGGTGTTCTACCAAAAATTATTGGCGACTTATATGCAGAACGTGTAGAAATAAAACAATCAATGCTTAAGTCGCAAAAAGAGTTACAAAAGGTAGATAAAAATGACAAACAAGACATATACAGAATCGAAAGAGATATATCGATTAGTGAGAACAGGCAAATGGCTATTAAAATTCTCCTTAATTCTCTTTATGGTGCTTTGGGCAACAAGTACTTCAGGTTCTTCGACCAACGAATCGCAGAAGGAATTACTCTTACTGGCCAACTTACAATACGATGGGCAGAAAAAGCAGTCAATGATTATCTCAATCGATTGCTTAACCCTAAAGCAGAAGGTAATCCCAAGGATTATGTTATTGCAATCGACACGGACAGTGTGTATGTTAGCTTAGATGATCTTGTTAAAAAGTTTAATCCAACAAATACAACTGATTTTCTTGATGCAGTATGTAATGACAAACTAGAACCGGTATTGGCTGATAATTACCAAAAGCTATTTGATAAGCTTGGCGGTATTGAAAACAAAATGGTCATGGGTCGTGAAGTTATTGCTGATGTTGGCATATGGACAGCTAAAAAACGATATATTCTTAATGTACAAGATAATGAAGGTGTTCGTTATTCTGAACCCAAACTAAAAATCATGGGTATTGAAGCTATTAAATCTTCTACTCCTATGCCATGTCGTGATGCTCTTAAAGCTATATTTACAGAAATTGTTTCAGGTTCAGAATCACAAGTTCAAAAATCTATTGATCAATTCAAAACATATTTCAAAACTTTACCACCAGATCAAATTGCTTTTCCACGTGGAATCAGTAAAATATCTGCATTCAAAGACAATCAAACAATCTATAAAAAAGGTACACCAATTCATGCTCGTGGTGGATTACTATATAATAAGATGCTTATTGATTTATCTTTACAGAAAAAACATCAACAAATTGGAAATGGCGAAAAAATTAAATTCGTCTATCTAAAAACACCAAATGTTCTCAAGGAAAACGTTATTAGTTTTCCTGAATATTTGCCAGAAGAGTTTGGTCTTCACAGGTACATTGATTATGACTTACAATTCCAAAAAACTTTTCTAGACGCGATCGATCCAATCCTTGAAGCGATTGGTTGGTCTTCAAAAGAAGTAGCAACTTTAAATGATTTTTTTGCATAAAGTTGTTTACTTTTATATAAAACTGTGTTATAATATACCATATATGGAGAAAAAATGAAAAATATACAACTACTAAGATTAACATCCGGTGAAGAAATCATTGGTAACGTAGCTGACAAAGATGACTCTTGGCGAGTTGAAGATGCTATTGTAATGATTCCAGCTGGAGAAGGTAAACTTGGATTTATGCCTTGGATGCCATATACTAAATCATCTGAAGGTGTTGACATACCTAAACAACATGTTATGTTTGTGGTAGAACCAATTGATGATCTAAAAAATCAACATCAACAAGCTACTTCTAGTATTGATCTATCAGCTAGCAGTGCAGGAAAAGGAATCATAACATAATGAGTAAAGATTGGGTAAAAGATATTCACATAATGCAAGCTAAATATCTAACAAGACAATGGGTTGACAATAATCCAGAGAAATTAAAAAAGTTTCTTGAGTTTAGAGTTGATTTTCTAAAAGAAGAATTAATGGAAACACAAGCAGCATTAACTAACAATGATGCTGAAGAAATTGTTGATGGACTTATTGATTTATGTGTAGTAGCTATTGGTACACTTGATGCTTTTGGAGTAGATCCTTATAAAGCTTGGGATGCTGTACTTGAAGCTAATATGAATAAAGAAGTTGGTGAAAAACCATCAAGACCAAATCCACTTGGAGTTCCAGATTTAATTAAACCAGAAGGTTGGACAGCTCCAAGTCATGCAGGAAACCATGGCAAGTTTAACGATATTTAATAACATATACGATAATAAAACTCATCAAAGGATGGATTATGATTCTTTTGATGAGTTTGAAGCTGTATTGTTTAAATTATCAGAAAGCACAAAGTATCCTACAAAAAAGGATGCTCCTCTTATAAGTCCAGCAATCTATAAAAAAGATTCTACTCGTTGTAATGACGGTGTAGTTGCATGGGCTGGCTGGTGTGCAGTTGATGTTGATATTGAGGTTAATGAAGAACCTTGGAATAAATACTATCACATTAAATACAGTACAGCATCTTCTACTAAAACACTACCAAAATTCAGATTAGTATTTCCATTAACTCGTTATGTTGACAAAGAAGAAATCAAACATTTTTGGTTTGCTTTAAATAAAGAGTTAGGTGAAATAGGTGATGCTCAAACTAAAGATTTATCTCGTATGTATTATATACCAGCTAAATATGATGGTGCAAACAACTTCATACACAAAAATGAAGGTAAATTATTAGATCCTACAGCACTTATGGAGAAACATAAATACGTAACTCCAGAAGGTAGCTTCTTTGATAAACTACCTCCAGCTATTAAACAAGGTCTTATGGACCATAGAAAAAATCAACTAAACAATAAACATTACACTTGGACTGGATATAAGGATTGTCCATTTGTTAATCAGAAAAAAATTGCAGATTATAAACTATTAACTGATGGTTGGTACTATGCATTATACCAGCTTATGGTTTCTATTGCCGGTAACGCGATATCTAAAGGTTATCCCATTACTGCAAAAGAAGTTGAACATCTTATAAGAGATTTAGATTCAGAGTGTGGTAATTGGTACTTAAAAAGACCGATAGATAAAGAAGCTGAAAGAGCAATTGAATTTGTTTTCAGTAAAAATATATAGGAGTATATTATGGAAAAATGGTTATATGATAACATTTTAAAAATAGCAATAGTTATATCTTTACCTTTGCTATTAGCGTTTTTCGCGCAGAAAGTTTATGGATCAGATGAAAACGGAGATAGACTTTGCTTAGCTCAAAACATTTATTTTGAAGCTGGAAATCAACCTTTAGCTGGAAAAATAGCTGTAGCTAATGTAACACTAAATAGAGTTGAAGATTTACAATTTCCGGAAACTATATGTGATGTAGTATATCAATCAAAAGCATATTATGAATCTTGGACTGGTAATAAAGTTCCTGTAATAGGAATGTGCCAATTTAGTTGGTATTGCGATGGAAAATCCGATGAACCAAAGGATTCAAGGACTTGGGTTGAATCAATTCGAATTGCTGATATGGTCTTAAATGAAAAGACTATAGATATAACTGATGGTGCTCTTTGGTACCATGCAGATTATGTTTACCCATATTGGGCTGATCACTTAACTAGAGTCATAACTATTGAGAACCATATATTTTACAAATGATAAATTTTAACGTAAACGAAATAAATCCTATTCAACTTCATGATAGGGCAACTAACGAAGCTAAAAAAATAGCTACAAACACTTCATTTAAAATGAGTGGTAGAACTTACGAAGATTTGATTCGCCAAACTCGTAGAGGCCATGCTGCAGAACTTTACTTAATAGAAGTATTGGGATGGGATGATGATACAAGAGAGTATAAAGATGTAATCGATCCAGACGGATTACCGGTAGAAATTAAGGTAACTGGAAAGAAAGAAAATATTCCAATTATGCTACAACGGTTTACTGATATTAAGTTAAATCAAGAGTGGATGAATTGGCCTGATCATTTAATGATCTTTATCAATCCTGAAGATTCAAACGAATACTCATTCTATAATAGATATGAGTGGAAAAATAAAGAATGGAAAATTACTCATTAATTGTAAAAAAAAGTAAAATAATTGTTTACTTTTACAGTAAACTGTGTTATAATAACTATATTATAAAGGAAACGATATGAAAGAAAGCCTAGTAGTCTTAAAAGAATGCGCAGAAATGCAAACCAAAAAATCACAAGATTATCAAAGTGATGGTTCAAATGTAACTCAATCGATGCATTATCGTAGAGGTGTTGATACTATTCACGATGTAATTCTTGGTAAAGTCATGCGCGCAACGTCACTTCTCGAATCTGGAAATAGTCCTAACTATGAATCCCTTGAAGATACTTACAAAGATCTAATTAACTATTCATCTTTTGCAGTATCATACATTCGTGGTAAAATGGAAGGTCAAAGTCCTGATCGTGATATGTTTAACAAACCAATCAAAGGACAAGTTAATGATAACGATTGAAGCAGTACGTGAATATTTCAGAAATGAATTATATAACGAAAACTTTACCGAAGATCGAAATGGTGGTAAAACAATTGAAATGATTGGTGCTTCATTTATTGCAGATGAACCTGCAATCTTTGGCAAACCAAACTGGGATTATATTGATGCAGAAATCAAATGGTATGAATCTGAATCGACTAATATTACTGATATCTACCCTGAAGGAGATAAAGAACCTCCTCAAGCGTGGCAAATGACAGCTAATATTCATGGTGAAATCAATTCAAATTATGGCCATCTAATTTGGTCTGAAAAATATTTTGAACAATACGAAAATGCTGTAGCTGAACTTGAAAATAATCCAGATAGTCGAAGAGCTTCTATGATTTATACTCGTCCAAGTATTTGGCAAGAGTATAATGAAAATGGTAAAAATGATTTTATCTGTACTAATTCAGTTACATATTATATTCGTGATGATGTATTACATTGTGTAGTACAAATGCGTTCAAATGATGTAATCTTTGGTTATAGAAACGATTGGGCTTGGCAACGACATATCCTTGAAAAAATGGCATGGGAACTTCATCTAGATGTAGGTGATATCCATTGGCAAGTACAAAATTTGCATGTATATGATCGTCATTTTAAATTAGTTAAGTGAGTAATACTATGAAAGATTCAACGTGGTGGCCAAGATATCTTGGTATTGCAAAACAGGTTTCAACTTGGAGTAAAGATCCAAGTACTCAAGTTGGCGCTATTGCTGTTGGAACTAAAGGACAAATTTTAGCTCAAGGGTATAATGGATATCCTCGAGGCATGGATGATACTGACTATGATAATCGTGAAGAAAAATATAAAAAAATAGTTCATGCAGAAATGAATTGTATTTACAATGCTTCATGGAATGGTGTATCTTTAGATAAAGCAGATCTGTTTGTTTATGGATTACCAGTATGTCATGAATGTGCTAAAGCTGTTATTCAAGTTGGGATCAAAAGAGTCATATCGCCATGGATGAAAGATATGCCAAAAAAATGGGAAGATTCTTTTGAGTTAACAAACAAATTTTTTGATGAAGCTGGTATAAAATACGAGCTAGTAAAATATGACTAAACAAGAATTTAATAAAGAAGAAATTAAAAACAGTAAGCGAATTTTTAAATCTGCTACTCCAAAATATACTTTAGATTGGTATATTAAATGGGTAGCATCAGGATTTGTTTTAACTGCGATGTCTCTTAGAGGAATTGATAGTTGGGTCACGTATGACTTAATGTTATCTACTGTAGGTATACTACTATGGTTGGTAGTATCAATTATTTGGAGAGATAGAGCTTTAATTTTATTAAATGGTGTTGGATTGATTTTCTTATTAAGGAACTTATTTCAACAGTTATAACTATAATAGTGAGCTACT